GGTTTAGAAGTACCTTCTCTTTTAGCAATAGCAATATTTTTAACTAAACTATTTTTCATAGATTTTAGTTGTTTCATTGTTTTTTTCATTTTTTCCTAGACTTTCCCATTTGAGATAAAAGAATGGCGACTGCTTGTTTTTGTCCTTTTTTGGTAGTTGGAACAGTCTTCTTGGATTTACCAATGTTTAACTCCCCAGATTTCCATTCTTTCATAATTTTTTCAGTTTTCTTTTTTGCTGCTGTCTTTTTCATTATGCAAAATACCTATTTCTCATATCAAACGGACTTTTAGGTCTTAACGGACTTTGAGGTCTTTTTGGAGAAGGTATTGGTTTAACTTTAGGTACAGGCTTTACTTTAGGAGCTGGGTTCAACTTAGGAGCTGGTGCAGTAGGATTCTTTTTAAAATATTCCTGCATTTTTTTCTCGTCCATCTCTTTAGGAGGTGTATAAATTTTTCCTGATTTGTCCCAACCTGCTAATTTATTTTTCATCTTACATTCCTCTCTTTTTCATCATTTTATCTTTTAAATCTTTGTAAGAGATCATCTTGGATTTTTTGTCCATCATCTTACCTTTCATTTCAGATTTTTTTGTAGACATTTTTTTGCTCATCATTTTTTTGTCTTTGTTCATCATCATAGTTTTTTCTTTCAACTAATTACTAAATATATTTTAAAGCATTTAAAGATAATTTAAATTACCATTTAACTTTATCAGCCCAGTAAGCAGCTGACATTTTACCTTTAGCGATATTCTTAGCGTGTCTAGCTTTAAAAGATTTTTGTCTTGCTTTTTCACTTGCAGTTTTAGGCTTTGATCCAGCACCTGAAACGCCTTGTTGCCCAAACCTAATTAGCTTTACTGTTTCACCAGATTTTGCTAATACTGCGTGAGACTTAGTTGGGTGGCTGGGAGTCTTCTTTGGTTTGTTATACCCACTAAATTTTTCTTTGCCTCTTTGAATCATTATTGTTTAATTTCCATTAGAACGATATGACTTTCAGAAGTGTCTTCACAGTGTGAAACGTCTCCAGTACCAGTTTGTCTTTTAATTTGTAATTTATAAGTAGTACTTGAAGTTGTGTTTGGAGAATCCACGTAAGATAAAGACGCATATGTTCTTGCATTTGCTGTTGGAAAACCTGCATTTTTAGTAACTTGTGCAATTTCAGTACTTCCTCTTATTAAACTTATTGCAGCTCCACTTGAAGCATCATAAGTTCTTATTTCTCCTGTTTTAACTTGTACTAATATTTTACTATTTGAAAATTGAGGTGTTATTGAGGCAGTTAAACCTGTATCTACGAATGATGTTGATGATGTTGCTAATTGAGTACTGTAAGTTGCTGTAACTATTTGAAGAATTACTCCTTTTTCTATTGCTTGTGATTTTAATTTTGTTTCTGCCATAGCATAATTCTATATTATTTTTAAACTAAAGGTAAAGTTAAATTACAAGCGATATCAGTAACTCCAGATAAAGCCCAATTTCCTCCACCGTTTATTTCAAAAGTCAATTTTTTATCTTGGCTGTTAAATGTGACTAACCCAGCACTTTGGCTTACGTTGTTTGTAATTCCAGCAGCAGTTCTTATTAAATTAGTTGGATATGAAACAGCACCAATATCAATAGTTAATGGCACAGTTGCATATATATATGTATTTGCAGTACCTCCAGTAGTGCCTCTTGACATTAAAACTAACGTTACTTGTCTTTCATCAATAACATATCTTGCCATTCCAGTTGTAACACTTGTGTAAGTCATTGAACCTGAGGCTGTGTAAACAGGCAACCAAGTTAAACTTCTTGTTTGTCTTATTGGTCTTTGAATAAGGTTTGTTGATGTAAATGTAGGAACTGTCCAAGTATAACCAGCACCTCCTGATAAAGTGGCTGCAAATCTTCCAACGACTGTACAACTCTGTCCTGCTGTTAAAGCTGAGTTGAAGTTAATGTGGTAGTCGTTTGTTGTTGTAGCACTATAATCTTCAAATCTATTGGCATAAGGGATTCTTCCAAAACCTATTCTTACAGTTCCAGCGTCATCACCTAAATAGACAAAATAATCAACTTCTTGAGTTGCAAGTTCTGATGCACCTGAGTTAAACCAGTTAGTTCCAGCATTTAAAGTATTTGATAAAGCACCAGTAATAGTTCTAACATTATCACCAATCCTTATATAGATTGGGTCGGATGCTGTGGCATCATTTCCAGCTAGTGTTTTTAAAGCAACAGTTAAATTATTTGAAGCAACTGAAGGAACTACTTTTCCATTAATTAAAAATCCCTCAAGGGCATTGATCGGGTGAATTGGGTTTACAGTTGAGATTGGCATTTTTGCATTGCTATCTAAAACTGGGATTTGATTTGCTGTAGGTGTTGCATTTGCGTGGTAACCATCTAAAGTATCTGAGTTTCCAGTTCCAACACTAGCCATTTGGTAAGTAACTAAAATTACTGAACCTGTTTGTGGTGCTGTTGTAAATGTAATTGTATTGCTATCAGTTTCTGTATAGTCTTCTCCACCTGCTTTTAAAAGTTGCCCGTCTCTGTAAACTTGAATGCTTCCACCTACATAAGTGTTAGCTGTATCAAATACTTTGTTTGATCCGTTTATAGATCCAGAAGGTGTTTCGTTTACTATTAAAGAAGTAAAACCAGTAGCATTTGCACCAGTATCTCCTTTAGCACCAGTTGCTCCAGTAGCTCCAGTATCACCTTTCGCTAAGAATGTTCCTGTGTCTCCTTTTATACCTTGAGATCCAGTATCACCTTTAACTCCAGTATCACCTTTTACCCCTGTATCTCCCTTAACTCCTGTGTCTCCTGTAGCCCCAGTATCTCCTGTACCTACAGCATTAGCTAATTCTCCTACAGTCATTCTCTTAGTAGTTCCAGAAGGAGCTTGGGTTGTATCTGATATATCAACAACAGGGACAATATCGTTGTTTGAAGGTGCTTGGTTTAAGGCTGTAAGTTCTGTAATTTTATATCCCATTATAAGTTCTCCGTATTCATAGCACTCAAATCTTCAAATAATATCTCAATACCATTCTCGGTAAGAAGTGCGTACAAACCAACATAAGGTTCACTATTTATATTACCAGAAACAGTTGGTTTTGTAGTAATAGTACCTGCAACGGTTGGCTTTGTAGTAGTTGTTGTAATGCTGTCTGTGTATGTATTTGCCATATTAGTAATCGTGTCCGTTATCAGTTGGTACAAGTCCTAAAACGTTCCTATCGTAATTTCCTCTTTTTAAAGATTCAACTGCTCTTTTAACAGCTAAATCATATCTAATTTCATTGTCATTTAAAGCTAATGGTTTTTCTCTGGATTCTTTCCACATAATAACAATTCCGTCAGCTAATACGTGGTGAAGTGGCATTGGAATACCGTGTGTTGTGTTTGAAGGGTCAATGCTCATATCAGTTGTAGAAGCCATTGAAGTAATATCAGGAACTTGGGTGTTAATCCAAATTTTTAGTCCGTTAGTTACGTTGGTAATAGTTCCTGAGTAAATCCAAATTGATTCCCTCATAATGTCATAAAATGCTGTACCTTCTTCGTTGCCAAATTTATCAACAATGTCAGCTTCTGTAGAAACTGGGTACTTGTGTTGTGGTAAATCAAATTCAGTTAGTTTAATAAAGTTGTTGCCGTCTAACTTTGCTTCAACTCTTTTTATTCTTGATAATTGTGTGGATAAAAGTGGGTATTCTCTTTGGTTAGCAACTAAATTTTGAGTAGTTGGAACTAAAAAGATATCCTCATCAGCTTCAAGGGCTGCTAAAACTAATTTATCTTTAACAACGTTAGCCATAATAATTAGCTCAGCGTCAGTTAAAGTTGTAGCGTTAGTTCTTGTTTTAAATCTTACATACTCTGCAAGTTTTGCTGGTGTCATATTTAAATTATAACAACTATTAAACGATAAAAGAGGGTTTTTACACCCTCTCTTATCTTATTGGTTTTAAGCTCCTGTGTCGCCTTTAACGCCTGTGTCGCCTTTAGCTCCAGTATCACCTTTAGCACCTGTGTCGCCTTTGTTATTAACGTCAGCAGCCTCTAGTGCTACAAGTAATTTTTCAAGCTCCAAAACGTGTCCAGCAGCAATTCCGTACTTACCCATAATCTTAGCCTTTCTAACTAAGCAAGAGCCATAAAGCTAACTTGCTCATTTGTTACGTTAAGATCTGTATCAAGTCCGAAAATAAAACCTGTGTTTGAAACAGTAATTCCATTAGAAGTTACTAATGTTCCTGTTCCAGCAGCTACTCTCTTATTCATAGAAGCAGCAGCCATTCCTTCAAACCAAAATGCTTCATCTCTTGAAGTATTGTTGATTATGTGAATGTATCTTGGCTTAAATCCAAGTGTAAAAGTATAAGCAGCAACTGTACCAGTATCTAAATATCTACCAGTAGCAATTTGTGCTAATGCTCTAGGATTTTCAGTTGTAATTGTCTGTGCCATTTTTTAGTTTCCTTTACTTAATAACTAATTACTAAGCAGTTACACCGTGTCTAACAACTACTAAGTAGTCATTGTTCAAGATTTTTCCTGCGAATGTTAACTTCCAACCAGAAGTTGCTCTTTGGTTTAATGGGTCTGCTGTTCCAGCAGAACCTAATGGTTTAACAATATTTTTTAATGTTTCACCTGAGATTCTTGTCATAGCATAAGCATTTTGTCCGAAGATAACTGTGTAGTGAACGTCAACTCCACTGTTTCCAGCTCCAGCGTTAACATAAGCGTTTGTAGTCATTACAAATCTTACGTTTGCTAAAGATCCAATTTCATCTTCCATAACAGTTGATCTGTTTGGATAGTTTTCTACTGGTGTGAATCCTGTAGCGTCATCTAAATCGAAAGCAGTTTCAGGAGAAACGATTCCGATATAGCTTCTTCCTAGTGGAACTGTGTTGTATCCAGTTGAAGGATCAATCATAGAAGTAACAGGTTTTGCGTTGTTACCTCTTAATGTTCTAACAGCCTCTTTTACTTCTGCTCTTGTTAGTTTCATTGCAGCAGTAATATCACTGTTTTGAGTAGCAGTTGAAGCGTATTGGATTGTTGTTCCAGCAGCTAAAACGTCTCTCATCAATCTATCTGTTGAATCTCCAGCTTGTTCGCCTAAGATGTCAGCAGTTTCAGTCAAGATTGGGTCATAAGTTTCGTACTCTACTACGTCAGTTAAAGTTACATAATCACCGTACTGTAGAACAGTAGCTGTAATGTCAGTAACACTTAATGAAGTTCCTGCTGGTGTAACACCTTCAGTTAAAGCAGTAGTATTAGCTGTTAATGAACCGTATCTTCTGAACTTAATTACGTTAGTTCCTGAGTTTCTAGGAATGTCTCTTACTTGAGCGAATCTTGTGTGTACAAGTGCTGGTAAAGCTCTTTCCAATAAAACTCTGTCATAGAAGTTATTAACCTCTTGAGGAATATCAGTTCTTGTGGTCATTGCCATAAGTTTTTGCCTTTCTTAAATAAATATTTACATTCACGCTACAAAAAAAAGACGCACCCATTTCTAGGTACGTCTCGGTATTTCCGTTATACGTGATACCAATATTGTAAAGTACCACGATATAGGTTGTCAATTACATTATTTCGTTTAATGGTCTTCCAGTATTTGGGTCAATTCTATTTAAAGAGATTGAAGAACCAGCTGATAGTGTTTGTTGTTGAGAATCAGCAATAACTTCAGCGATTTGTTGTGGTACTGGAGTGTATACACCTTTAGGAATAAAGTATTTGTATCCGTTAAGTTGTACTGTTTCAATGTTTCCAGCTAAGTGAACTTGGTATTTATCACCAAACCTATCTTCTCTCCATTCAACTTTTCCAACTCTTTCACCTGCGTCTAGGGGAACTAAGATTGAAACGTGTGGTTGAGCAAGTAGTTTTGCTTTCATTTGCTCAGCTTTAGTTTTCCATCTTTTATTAACTTCTCTTTCTTCATTAGGGTTTGGTCTTTCCTCAAGAGTTGCAACTTTAGCTTCTTCTGTTGCTTCTTCTTCTATTTCTTCGCTTAATACTGCTTGTTGAGCAGACATAGCTTTTAATGTTGAGATAATTGGAGCTTTAGATTTAAACGCTGCAACGTCTTCTTCTGGCATTCCAAACTCAACTAATTTTTCTTGTAATTGTTTTATTGTTAAATTCTCGTAATCCATATATTCCTTTCAAAATTTATACTTGGTGTCCCATAATCCTTCTCTTATGAGATTCAAAATCTGACTTATTCATTTTTCTCCAGTCAGAAACGTTACCTTGAACGGATCTTGCTTGAGTTCCAGTAGTTTGAGTAGTTGCTGCTTTGGTTTGAGCTTGTCTTTCCATCTCAGCACCTAACTTTATAAGGTCATTTGCTGCAACCATTGTTGCTATATTTTTAACTGGGATCTGTGAATAAACTGGGTGTTGTAAGTATTTTAAAATAGCACCTTTATATTTGGCATACTCTGGTTTAGATTGAATAAATGAATCAACCTCTAGTCTGTCTTGTGCTTCTTGTAAAGCTTTTTTTACTGACGCTGTTTGTTTTTCTACTATTGTTCCGATAGTTTTAGCTTCATCAGGGTCTATATCATCACCGTATTCAATCTTTTCTTCTTTTCTCTCTCTGACTTCAATATCAAAAGATTCAGGACTGACTTCTGCTTCAGCTACTGGTTGTGTTTCAACTGGCTGTTCAGCTGGTGTTGTTACTGTTTGTTCTGGAATATTTGTTTGTATATTTTCGTTCTCCATAGTTTTGGTTTTTCCATTAACTAATTACTGTTGTCAATATTGTTAATTGTAGCATAGGGGTCTAGGTCTTCTTTAAATTCAGGTTTATATTCAAATTTACTAATCCAATAGTCAGGAGTAGTAATTACGTCTTTGTAAGCTTTTAGTTTGTCTCTTTTTCTATCAATTTGTTCTTTAGTTTCATCTTCAAATCCGTAAATAATTTGATCTTCTAATTCTTTAATATTGGCTTCAACAATTCTAACTAATAAATGCCAACCTTCAGTTTCCTTTAAGGTTTTAAAGTTAGCTAATACTAAATTTCTTTTTTCAGGTGTGTTAAATAGTTCGTCTAATTTCATCTTACATTGCCATTCCAGAAGTCTGAGAAGGTGTAGTTCTAATATTTTCAATATTTCTTACCTCGTTTGTAACTTGTGGTGTTGGCTGCATTTCTCCTTGTGTAGCTTGGAAGTTTGTCATTTCTTGAGTCATTGGGAATAACTCAGGGTTTGTTTTCTTAATAGATAAAGCTTTCTTGTGAGTTTCAATGTGGGCAAATGTTGCGTCTGTATCTTTAGCTTTGCTGTGGATCTCTAAGTGTACGTTGTGGTCGTCTTCAGGTAATACTGGGACTATTTGATTCTGTGATAGAAGTACGTTTTGTTCTTCAGCAATTCTTTCATCAATGGTTGGAGGGAGTAATCTATCAACTTGTTCTTTTGTCATTCCTGATAGTTCTCCTAATTTCTTTAATCCATATCTTCTGTTTGTTGTTGGGTCTGAGAAGGCTAATGTTAAATATTGAGTCATCATAGCTCGTTCTTCCATTTGTTTTGCTCTAGACATAGCTTGAGATTCAATCTTAATGTCAGGAAGAATTGTTGCGATAATGTCTCCTCTTTTAACTGGTCTCCATTTAGAACCAAATGCCCCTGTGATTCTTAAAACTTTTTCGTCAATGTCAGCGTTAAAGTTCTCATCATATAAGGAGTACCAATGAAACCAGAAGTCTTGTTCACTCCAACCGAAGATTTTTGCTGATAATCCGTATCTTGTATCAACATTTGAAGCAACTAGGTTTAATTCACCTAAAGTTCTTTGTTGGGAGCTGATAGCTCCTTGTTGTAATTCAGGAGTAGCTGTAGCCTTTTGAGCTGAAGCGTCTAGGGAAGTATAAATAAAATCCATTAAATTTAGATTAAAGTTAGATTTTTGTATTGGTTGTATTGCTCCAGCAACCGATCCACCTTCTGGGATATCAGCTGGGACAAACTTATTAAATTCAAAATTCAAATCATTTCTGTTTCTGATTCTATTTGAATCGTAAACATACATTGGGTATAAATCAGCCTTCATAGCTTTTAAGCCTAAGTTTTGAGCAACAGCTCTAGCTCTTTGCTTATCTTCTACTAGGTCTGGGATTGAAGTGCCGTCCCAGTCGTGAGAAGTTGGGTATAAGAATCTATCAACGATTGGGAATAAAACTCTTTTACCTCTTTTTCTTTCAATCTTTTGTAGTCCGACAACTACTTGTCTTTCGTTAACTAACCATACTTTGTATTTTTCAGGTCTTGAGTCGCCTTCTAGCTGAGCGTGTGTGTACCAGACTGTTACATCATAGAACGCATTATCTCTTAAAGCTAACTCGCCTTCGTGTTTTAAAGTTGGTTGTCTTCCTTGTGCATAATCTCTAGCTTCAATAGCGTCTTTTAAGATTGATTCCATTCCACCACCGTAGGAGAACTTATCAAACTGAAGCATATCTCTAAAAAAGAATGGGTGGTCAATCATATCTTGCTTGGTCATCTTGATCTCGTATCCACCAAATCTCATTCCACCTTTACCACTTCTGTCTCCATTTACTGAGACTGAGTGTGGATCGTGTAGGAATAATAATGGGTCAATAACCTGTGGCATTGGGACAAACACGTTGTTTCTAGGGTCTCTTTCATATTCTTCCATAGCCATAAGTCCGTGTCCGAAGAATAAAGTATCCCAAGTCCAGTCAAAATCTAATTTATTTTTACCCATTTCCTCGTAGTCAAAATCAGCCAACATTGTAAGGTTCTCGGCTACTTCTTCGTCTCCGTCTGTTCTACCTTCAAATGTTACGTCTAGTCTGTCTGAATAAAGTGAAGCTAAAACGGTTTGCATAACTGTAAATAAAGTTGTGTCTCCAACAGCTGAAGCGTCTCTCTTTTGATTGTTGTAAAGTTTAAGTCTGATTTCCCATTCGTCCTTCTTAGGTTTTTGGTGTTTCCAAGCTAAAGTGTATTCAGCTCTAACCTGTTCCTGTAGGGGTCTTAGTTCTTCTTTTTGGGTCATTAAATCAATAATGTTTGAGTTTCGGGTATCCATATTATTTATTATCTAATGTTTCCCTATGTTTTTCAAATAGTTCTATATATTCTTTAGTCTTTGGATCAATCTCAACGCCAAGTAAAGTATCAAGTGTTGCTTCAGCACCTGTGTATATCAACGCTGCACACTCATCTATTTCAGATTTATTTAGTTTTCTGTTTTGCTCTGTTGGTTGGATTATTATGTAGCTTGAGTAAATTTCCCCATTAAAAGAGATTAAGTATTCAAAATAATCGTCTCCAATCATTCTGATAATAACTTTGTGTCCTCTGTAAAGAGTAGCTCTTAAAACTTTAACTCTACCTCTTGTTTTTTTACCCTTGAGTTTTTTGCTCATCTTTTTTTATTTCTTTTAACAAAACTTGCAACGCTTGTTGTAGTATTTGGTGTTCTTTTAACGTTCCTTTATATTGAGCAGCAATTTGAGATAAAACATCTAACGCCTGACTTGGAGTTATATTATTTGGTTCTTGCGTAATCATATTTTAATTATACCTAATTATTAGTTTTGAGATTAAAATGCAACAGGTCTGGTATTACTCATATCTTCGTAAGCCTGTATAACTTCTGGTGTCCAAAGCATCTCTGCATAAGGTTTTATTTCTTCTGGAAGTGTAGCAATATCAGTATCAGGTGTTGCTGAAGTCCTGTGATTTTTACTTGATATAACTATTCCATCTTCAATAAGGTCAGTTACTTCTTTCCAAAGAATTATTTTATACTCACTTACTGTTATTTCTGTAATTTTTGTTTCTTTAGTAATCATATTTTTCTTTCTTTAAGCAATTTTATACACTCCTGAAATGTTTATGTTACCAGCAGCATCATAGGCAACATTTGGTGCACTTCCACCACCTACAGTTTGAGTATACATAATTAAATGAGTTGTGTTTAAGTTTGCATAACAAGTAGCAATAGTATTGGCAGATAAAGCAACATTTATATTCCAACCAACATTTAAAGAAGAATAGTAAGTTGCATTTACTGTAAAAGGTAATCCTGCAACTCTTAAATTTCCTGTTCCTGTACCTCCTGTGTACTCTAACCATAAAGTAACAAAACATAAATCACCAACTCTGGTATATGCTCCTTGTTGTCTTGTATAAGTAGCAGTACCTGCTGTTGTTGTTCCTTGTACAAGAGGTGTCCAAGTTCCAGTTTCATAAGCAAACCCTAAACTTAAAGTTGTACTTGTTAAAGAAAGGTTTGAACCAATAGTGATTTCTT